AATTATTCCTCGCTTTCGTTTTTGTTGTACTTATACGCTGATAAGCCGAGCAATGCACCAAGGCAGGTGTCCATGGCTGTAATAGTGCCGACAACCTGTTCGCCGTATGGCAAACCCCAAATGCCTGCAAGTGCAAAATAGAGCGTGCCGAGGGCGGGCATTACGATAAGTGCAATGTACTTTAAAATGTCATAAATCTTGTTACTCATAAAAATATCATCCTTTCGTTAATTTAAATCATCGGCAGAGTGTGCCGACTGATTGAGGTACTTATCAATCTTATTGATTGCCTCGGTCACTCGACCGTTGCAACCCTGCTGTTTTAAGCCGTCAAGACAAGCACGCAGAGCGTACATAGTCAAGGTCTGTTCGTTTTTGATTTTCTTGATTTCGGTGTTCTGCTTTTTGTTATTTTCGATAAACTTAAAAATGCCGAAAATCAGACCGCTGATAACGGTTAATGCCGATATGATTTCAGCAAGCAATAAAATGTCAATCTGCATTGTTTTCGCTCTCACTTTCTGTCGGCCCGTCAGCTGTCAGAGCGTCGCCCCATACAGCCATTACAGCATTGTAATATTCATCAGACAAGACTTTTCTTATCTGTTCTCTGCCTGATTCGTCATTCATGTAGGCATTGCGGATGTTTCCGCCAACCTGCATTTCTTCACCGTTAAAGGTTAAAAACTGCTGTCTGAGTACCGACACGCTGTCCTTTGTGAGCATATCAAGTGTAATTTTTTCTTTTAACTCCATTTAAATCCTCCTTGTTATATCCTGTAAATCAGCGAAAAGTTAATCTGTTCGCTGTCTGTAAAAACACATTGTGTTTTATTAAGCGTCTGAAATGAAAGCCATGATGACTTCTTGAATATTGCACCCTTGAACATATTCCCTTTGTTGCTCATACCCGTGAAATACAACGGTGTGTCTGAGTTATGGATAAACGGCAGGTCTATCAGCGACCAAATTGAGTTTCCGCCCAATGTTACCGGATTCATAATAAGGGTTGCGTTCACGATGACCGTGTCGCCGATTTTTTTGTAAACGCAACTTGCGTTTTTGATTTTATCGGTAACGGTTGAGTGCGGTGTGAGTGTTGATGTACCACTTTCAATATTTGACGAATCGTATTTAGTGGCAAGAAGCGTATCAACTTCTGATGTGGAATAACTCTTAGTCGGTGTGTTTCCGGACTTGGCTGTGGGAACATATAGTAAGCGACCGCCGATATTCTGGTCATGACCACCGACACCGTCAGTACAATACCAAAAGAAACCGCCCGCTGTACTGCCACTACGCCAACCACCGCCCAACCGAACGATTCTGTAACCATTCAGGTTTTTGGCTCTATAGAAATAATCTCCAACAGGAAGTTCAGCCGAACCACCGATTTCCGAAGGCATCAGTAACCAGTCATATTCTTCTGAACCATAACCCATTGCGTTGATATATCCATTAGCATTTGCAAGGGTAAATCCAACAGGCTCATAGTTATCAGAATGCTTTGATTCATTGAATGCGAAGTTGTTCGCAACATAGGGTTGACCACCGCACATCGTGCCATCGCCCCAAATGTTTATACCCTGAATGTGTTTCCATAGGTTACCCCAAGGATTTTCCATTCCTCGGTATGAAACGGAAACTTTTCCGTTTGCTGTTTCAGTAGTTTGAATATCACCATTTTCGTTGACCGTTGATGTTGCCTGCCCTGTGCCATTTCCAAGGTCAGCTGTTGACCCTGTAAGGCTTGAGCAGTTATATGATGCATTATTGGAGATGGTGACAATACCCTGACCAACGCCTGTCTGGGTGTTCATAATGCCAAGTTCGATTATCATCAGAAGTTGATTTGCAGAAGTCGCCTCGATTGTTTCCAAATGCCAGCCTGCACCTCTGTTATTTGCCATAGTTTCCAAATTTGACTTACTTCCGATTCCCTTCCTCAATCCACTTATAGGTTTTTTTCCTGCAACCGAGCAGAGCAGGTCACCGTCCTCATAAGTGATAGATTCATCAACATTATCATTCACATAGGCTTTTGCTGAGACATCATACATGCTTCCTTCATCAGCTGAGAAAAGAATGTAGCTGATTTCATTGCCGTTTTCGTCATAGAATGCAGGGTGAAGCTTAAACCCTGTTTTGGGCTTTGAACTTACATAGTAGTTTGCTTTGCGAAGATGATAGCCGATTCCCGAATCGGAGTTTTTTTCCAATTTTAATGGTACAACTCTGTAATAAAATGCCGGCTGATAAACCATAACCTGACCATTTGAGCCGTCCTCGGCATAATTTTCATCGCCGTAGTATGCCGTGATTGTTCCGTCATCCGAAACATTACACCTTTTTCGTCCGCCATACATTTCAAATTTATTAAAGTCTACTCCCTGAGAGAGATTGACCGCTCCTGCAAGTCGGGTAAATGTCTTGTTTTCAAAATCCACCTGCAAACCAAGAATATCGCTGTCTGTGTATCCGATGTATGCCTTAACATCGTCAACATCTGCTTTGTCTGCTTTTTCACCAAGCAATTTATCAGTTTCTGTCTTTGGATAAACAGAATTAACATTAGCTTTGTTGCCGAGAAGCTCGTCCGTTTCTTCCGACGAGTAGAGTTCATTTGCACTGTAAAAATAAGTGTCAAGATATTCAATACTTGGATAGTTAACATTTCTGTCTGTTATGTCCGTTTTGGAACTCACTTTGTTTGAATTGTCCTCTTTCCCTTTAAGAACATTGGCTACATCTGTTGCGTTTACCTTGCCTGCAAGAGATGTTTCCGCCGACTGCATTCGTGCCGATAACTGGCTGACCGTGCTTTTTTCGGCTTTGTTTGTTACAGCGGAATCAATCCCGTTAAGCCTTGCGTTGAGGCTTGAGGAGCTTCCTCTTGCGGTTTCGACTTCTGATTTTACGGTGGCTAATTCTGCCGTTGCGGTTTTGAGAGCCTCTTCAACAGCTGTAACCCCGTCTGTTGCCCGTTCAATCCCCTCATCCATATGGTTGAGGTTGTCGGCAGTCAGCGGAGTTGCTGTTGAGGGAGTGTTTTCCCAGTTCATTCGTGTGTATTTGTTCAATTTTTATTCTCCTTTCGCTGTGATTTTGTCTGTGAGTGCCTGTATGCCCGTAAGCTCTCTTGCAAGCAAATAAGAGGTCACGGTTGCAGTCTGCGGAGTGCCGTCAGCGTTATAGGCATAGTTGCCGTCAGCGTCGGTTACATAATATTTAATCTGTATCATATCGCCCGGTTCAACCCACAATCTGCCGTCAAGGGTTGCCTCGATAGGCTTATAAATTTTATGGTGCAGACGCTTGCCTGTATCGCCTGAAAACAGATTTTCAAACTTATGTATCCACGCACCGCCTGCGTTATCGTTTTCCTGCCATACAAGAATGTTATCTGTCATATCATAGGTTTTACCGCTTAAAAACTTGTAGCTACGCACCTTTGCAGTTCGTGTCACTCCACCGATTGCAAAGTCAACAGTCCCGTATGTACCACTTGATTTTTCGTTAGCGCTGAATGCCTCGTAAAAGTCATATTTTTCTGCTTTCGCCGTATCGGTTTCGAGGTTGACAAAAACAATGTTACCGCCTTTTCGGTTATCGGGTTTAACAAAAGCAAACACACCGAGCATTTCCGCTGTATAATTAAGCAATTGACCGTAATTAGCCTTTTCGGAATCATTAAGCCATACTTTGTTAAAAATTTTCATATTCTTAACAGTCAGATTCTCAGCCTTGTTGATAACCTCGTTAAGTAAACTGTCGGATAAAAAACGGGCGTCAGGTTGACCGCATAGGTTAGTGAATTTTTCAGAAACCATTGCCAACAGAGTATAGACCGAAATGCCGTCAGAATTGTTATTCCAGAGCTTTTGCAGATAGTTTGTGCAGTCGGTTTCATAAAGCTGTGAAATCACATCATAGGCGGTTATGCTGATTTTGTTCTGATCCGTTTTATTGACCTCGGCTTTGTCAATCATACCGTTAAAAATGCACCACGACTTTGTTGTCACGGCTTTGCCCGGATAGAGAGTGTCGCTTGGATATAATGAACTGCTCGGCAGTATCGGAGAGCCTGACGGAAAAGTTTGTGTCAGCTTAACTAAAATCCAACAACCGACAAGTTTTGAAACATCAAAGGTTCTGCCAACGGTGTTCAGCAGTCCGATTTTAAATTCTGAGGCAATGCAACCGCCAAACTTCAACTTATTTTCGTCACAAATCGACTGTTTAAGGCTCATACTTTCGCTTTCAATGTTGGTTTCGGTGATGACATCAAACTTACTGTCAGATGAAAAGATTTCAAGCTTGTTTGAAATCAGTTCGTTAATGATTTTCTGCTTGTGCGTACTTGAAACGGATAGCAATCTGTCACCCCCTTAATACTCAATAAAAGTGAAAGTCACGGCATTGTATATGATGTTGTTTTTGGTGATTTTCTTGACCTGATAGGTGATATCTGGCATATAGGCGGTCATTGTGCGATATGCAAGAAGTTCATCGTCCCAATACTCGACACGAATTTTACGCTGTTGAGAGTTGTCCCACGAACTATTCAAAGCACTTCTAATCGACTGCATTTGCGCAAGGGTGAGTTCGTCAACGGTTGTAAACTCAATTTTCGACTTGTAATTTGGCGAAGTTGTTCGGTGCAGAAGATTGTTGCTGTCACGGTATGCCTTGATTTCGGTTCTCTGGAGCGGAGTGCCGTTGTAGTTATCCTTTGCAATAAGCTCGTGCGGAAACAGCTTACCGCTCTTAGGGAACCTTATTAAATAACCTTTAAAATTTGCCATATCATCATCTCCTAATCTAACGCACCGACACCGTGACGCTTTTTGACTGCGTTGTTGCGTTTTACAATGTCGTTAAAAATCACTTCGCCGTCAAGATTTACAGTAAGGTTAATGTCACCGCTGTCACCTGTTGAGCCTATCTCTGCCATAGCCTCAATAAGTGCCTGTTTGATAGTTGAAATCGGCGAAACAACCTCAGCCTCACGCTTGTTATCACCGAGTACGGCAAGAAATTCACCGTAATTTGCCGGAACAACCGTACCTGTGGCAAGTCGGGGAACCGTAATGTTAGGCAGTCCAACATTGCCGTTTATGCCCCCTAACGCTTCATAAGCAATCTTTGCCGCTGTACTCATTCCGCCTGAAATAGCACTGCCGAGGCTGTTGAACGGATCTATAAAGTTGTTTAAGAAGTTCTGAACAACACCTAAAAATCCGTTCATAGGCTTTTTTACAGCACTCTTGATACCCTCAAAAGCATTTGAGAAAACGCTTGAAATCGGATTGATATGTGTTGAAATAAAGCTAAGCAGTCTTGCAAGCGGATTTTTCAAGGCATATATTCTGTCACGAATGCCGTTTGCAAGACCTTGAACCGTGTAACCGCCTCTTTCATACATTTCTGTTGACGGGGAATGAATTCCCATCGTGGTATCATATTCTGAAAGCACAGTAGAAGCAAGGCCGTGACTGTTTTTGACAAGCGCACCTTCGTATGCTTCTGTACCCTCAACAAGACCAAGGACCGTGTTTTTACCCGTATCTTTTGCGGCTTTTTGCAAATTGTTCAAGGATTTCCATTGAGATTTTTGAATTTGCTCTGTGTTAATCATTCCTGCGTTGTAAGCCATAAGAACAGCGGCGGCATCCGAATATTCGCCCTTAACTACCTTTTGTACATCCAAAAGATCATCACTGGTCATCGTGAGCTTATTTAAGGCGGCAATTGTCTTATTTACAGAAGATGTAGCACCTTCCAGTGACTTTGTTTTGCTCTGAATATTCTCGAAGTATTCAATGCCCTCTTTCCATAAAGCGTCGTTTTTAGCACCGCCACCAAAATAGTAATTTTCAAGAGCCTGCATACTTTTGCCGTTTTTCTCAAGCCATTTTTTTAGTTTTTTCTGTTCGTTTTCAAGGTCTTTCTTCTTGCTGTTATAATCCGACTTTGCACTGTTGTATTCTTTTGATGCAAGAATTCTTTCTTTGCTGTTTTCAGAAGATAATTCAGCTAATGCGGCACTATTTGCAAGCTGTTGGTATTTATCAATTGTATTGTCAATTGCATTACGAACTTCGCTTAAATCGCCGTTCAGGTGCAACTTGCCGCCACTACTGATTGACACATAGTTATTCCAAGTGTCGCTAAAACCGTCAACATTGCTTTTAAAATATGTAACAATAGTTTGTAACTGTGCCTGCTCTTCAGGAGTAAGCGTAGCTTTCTGCAGAAGTTCATCAAGTTTCTGTTGGTAACTGTCAACAAGTGTATTGTCTGCATACAAGCTGTCCATTCGTTCAAGAGTGTCTGACAAATTATCCTCAATACCTTGCGTAGTTGTATCAAGCCTTGATTTTATACCGTCAATTTCATCAGCAAATTTTTTAGCTTCGGAATTACTCCAAACAAGCTGATTATATACAGTAACTGCAGTCACAAGTCCGGTGATGGCACCGGCAACGGCTAAGATTGGATTTGCAGAAACAGTTGTCAAAAATAACTTTATAGCATTTTTGACTTTGTCAATTCCGCTTGCAATCGCTTGTCCTGCCTTGAAAACAACAACAGCTGTACCGACTGCAGTAATGCCGCCTGCGATAGCGTACAAGGTTTTGTCACTAATAGATTTAACTATTTTGCTTAACAGTTTCAATGCTCCTGCAAGGGCTTCTACAAGTTTCGGAACTGCTTCTTCAATTGTCCATTTTGCAAGTGGGAGAAGAATATTCTTGTATGCCTGTTTCAGCTTATCTCCGCAGGCTTTGAGCAAATTTCTGAACGCCTGTCCGAGGTCGGCAACGGCTGATACAAGCGGTGACAAATCAAGACTTTCAAGCCATTCAAGGCGAATTTCTGACATATCGCTCAAAAAGCCTGTGATATCTTCAACAATGCCAAGGATTGCTTCCCAAATCTTTTTGCCCGATTCATTTTTGTCCCAAGCCTGTTTGATTTTGGTCCGCAGAGTTTTGGTGTAGTTGTTGCAGTTTTTGATGATATTCAGAATATTAGTCCAAATTCTCTCACCAGTGCCGTTATTCCAAACTTTGCGAAAATCCTCTGCAATCGTGTTTACAAGTTCAAGCAAGCTGTTCCATTTGCCGATAATGGATTGCACAACCTCGTCACCAAGTCCTGCCTTATTCCAAGCCTTTGTAAACGCTCCCGAAATATCACCGATGATATCAAAAACATTTTTCAAAAGCTGTTTGATGTTTCCGATAACCTTTTCGCCTGTGCCGTTTTTCCACACTCTCTTCCACGATTCGCCGATTGAAACAAAGGCATTTTTCAGATTATTCAAGGCTCTTTTAATGCTGTCAAAAACCTTGTTTGTACGCTTTTCAATTGCTGTTGCGGCAGTATCAAGTGCGTTGACTGCGGCTTTAGAGGATTTCTTTGTGGGGCTGTTTACTGCTGTGCTGTCATCTGATGAACTGTTTTCAAGGCTCATCACATTGAGCCTGTCAAATCCTTGAAGATTGTCTTTAATTTCCTTTGTCTTTTTCGATGTTGTGGCAAGTACAGAGTTTGCACTCTTTGTTTCATCGGTGAGGTCTGTCATTTCAGAGCTTGCGGAATTTGCGGAATTGTCGGTTGCAGATGAATAGCCGAAAACCTGTTCCGTAAAGCTTTTGAATTTTTCCGTTGCAACATCTAATTTTTCGATAAAGGAATTAAGATTTTTCAACAGCGGAGAAAACACATTGATAAGTCCCTGACCGAGTGTTGCTTTCAGGCTGTCAAGTCGGAGCTGTAAAATTCTTGTCTGATTCGCCCAACTGTCCTGCGTTCGAGCAAAGTCACCCGTCGCATTGGCGAGCTGGTCTTGAACAAACTTGTAACGCAATGTTACTTTTTCGGCTTCGGTCATTTTGGCTGTGGTTTTGCCGTAACCGTTTGCAAGAGCATAGCTATCAAGTGCGGTCTGCGTCATTACGATGCCTAAATCTTTTAAAGTTTCGGTTTCGCCCGAAAATACTGATTTAAGTTTTGTATAGGCTTCGTCCTGTCTGATGTTGTAGAATGAAGCAACATCGCCTGCAAGTCCTGTCAGCGTAGTTGACATATCATAGGCTTCTTTCTCTGTAAAACCGAAAGCCTCAGCCATTGAGCCGAAAGTACCGACATACCGCTTTGCCATTGTTTCGGACAAACCAAAAGAATTAGCTGCACTTTTTGACCACTTGTCAACCTGTTTGGTCATTGCCGGAAAAGTAACATCAACAACATTCTGCACCTCTGCAAGGTCAGAACCGAGCTCAATGCACTCTTTGCCGAAATTTGTAATTGCATAAGTGCTGAAAGCAACAGCGGCAGTCTTTGCAAAGGTTTTAAGCTGATTTTTTACCTTTTCGATTGATTTGGTAACAGTAGTATTAACCTGTGCCAAATCACCGTTAAAACCCGATGTATCAAGTTTCGTGTCAAAATTCAGATAACCGTCAACCGCCATATTTTCACATCCTTTCATTTAAAAATGGGCATAAAAACAGCGCACACCGTTATGATGTACGCTAATAAAATTTTGCAAAAGAACAGCCACCCCCGTTTGGAGTGGCTTTTTGTTTTAGTTTGATTCGCTTGAAACAGCGTTGTACATTTTCTCCTCAGACAAAATCGACATATTTAGCGTCAACGATAATTACACTGCCATCAGAATAGTAAGTAGATTTTACTTCTCTTATTGTTCCATAAATTTCTACTTTTTGATTTCTTTCGTAATATTCAGCGTCACCGTGTACATCTATAAGATTTCCGCTTTTATCTTTCAGCACGAACCAAGTTCCGTCATCTTTACAAAGGGCAGAAACTGTACCTGTAAATTTACAGTACATACCTTCGTATCTGTCAGGAGCAAAAAGAACATCATCATAATCGTACTCGTCACAAAGCTCTTTGTAAGTTGCTTCTCGTTCGGCAGGTGACATTGTAGTTGTTTTCTGAAATGTTGTAGGAACTTCCGTTGTTTCTACTTCTGTTGTTTCTTCAAAATCATCATCTAATAACGAACTGCTTTCCGCTGTTGTACCGCAGCCAACAAGCGATACTGCAAAAACTGCGGTTAATGCTAACGCTATGAGTTTTTTCATACCGCACCTCAATTACGCTTTCCAATGGCAATTGGGACATTCCGCAACATTGCTATATGAGTTCATACAATGGCAGTTTGGGCATTCCCATTTATCGGGCGAATTGGTACTTCCGCTATTGTTTTCATCGCTTTCCTCTGTTTCCTGTTCACCGCAAAGAAATTCAAGCTTTTTGAGAATACAGGAAATACCAGCAAAAATCATACAGAGAATCGCAACGGAAATCAGACAAATTACAGTCATTCCCATATTAAAGCCTGTTGTGAATTCTTCTGTAACAGAATTGTATGTGGAAGTCGGGAACTGAAAACCTGCAACAATACTACCGATAATTCCGACGATACCGATAATCCAAGCCATAACTTCATAAAATTTACTTTTCATCATTCATCCTCCTAAATGTTAAAACAATATAGTTTTTATTTAATCATACACTAACATTTAGAGAATGTCAACAATATGTGATACAATACTACACTACACGAGCGAATTTATGAAGTCAAGTTCTTCTTTATCTTCTGCTGTGAGTTTGGGCTTTAGGTCGATAAGTTCTTTATGTTCGCTGTAAAAATCCCGTTCGGTTTTGTCGAGATTCTTATGCTTTGCCTTTTTGGTGCGAATTGAAATCACCTGTGTAAACAAGCCGTCACCCACTTCATTGAACAAGCCGAGAAAAGTCCACCAGTGCATATAATCGACTGTGCGTGTTTCCGTTCCTGCAACCTTATTGAGAGCAGGGAAGATTATATGTCCGTCCTGTTCCCAATCAAGCACACGAACGGGGAGCTGTTTGCCCTGCGGAATATCTCCGCCGTCAAGATACCAAGTTGCCCTGTCAAGTGCCTTTTGGTAATTTTCGGGAATTTCCTTGTAAAGGCACTCGACACACACTCGGCATTTTTCAAAATCGTTCAGATCATCGTCTGCATAGGCTTTGAAAATCAGCAGAGCAACACGGAAGTCGGAATTGATTTCGTAGTTTCTGCCGTCAACCTCAAGGCTTTTCGGCAGTAATTCAATCACTTCTTCACCTGTGAAGTGTATTTGCCGACTTTCTCATCGGAAATTTTCTGTGCCGATTCAAAATCAGCCTGCATAACAGGAATAAGTACTTCAAGGAAGTTTTCAAAAATCGGCTTACCGCCCGCAAGTGAAAGACAGTTAATTTCACCAAAGGCAACCGTGCAGACATCCGAACCGAAAATGTAGTTAATCTGTTCTCTGATGTCCTTGTCGCACTCGGTGATAAGCTGAATTGCGTCTGTGTTTTCAGCTTTTTCAGCGTTTTCATACTTCTTCTGAATCTGCTCAATATTCTTGACTGCCTCGTTGAGCCTTGCAAGAATGCTCACATCCGCGGTGTTGATACGGATTACTGCGTTTTCGTCATCGCCAATCTGATACTCCTTGTAACCTCTGTCAAAAACAAGTTTCTGCATAAATCAATCCCTCCCCAAAGATTAAACCGTTGCGGTAAAGGTCGGCACTTTCTTCTCAATTGTAGCCGTACCCTGCTGTCTGTCGCCGTTGAATGCGATATTGAACGGAATGTTCACACCGCCCTGAGCACCGCCGTAGGACTGTGGCTTTACGATACAGGTTTCAGTCCAAGCGTCATACGGACCTGTCTTCTTATCAACAAGGACTTCAAGAATTGCAGTCTTGCAGTCATCACCTGTAAGGCGGTTCATTGCAATATCCTTAATCTTTTCATAGATTGCATCGCCTGTGTTTGCGTAATAAGTGTCTGCGTCAATTGACGGTTCATAGCCGTTATCGTTTACAACGGTTTCATCAAGAATGTTCTTGACTGTTTCTGTGTCGGGGTTGAGTTCAACGGACATATCTTCAATATCTCTGCCAATCAAAAACCACTTAGGGGTTTCGCCTGTGCCGAACGAAGCGTCAATGTAGTGCATAAGATAACTTCTTTTGAGTTTACCGATATCGGGTGTTGTTGCCATAATTAAAATTCCTCACTTTCGATTTTGTAATCTGCGGTAATCTGTAACTGATACATTACATTACCAATTAAATTGCTGTCGGGTATGTCATAAAGCATACCGTTTGAACAGGTTATTTTTGTGAGCGTACCTGCAAGCTCATTGTCGCCAACCGTTACGGTCAGCGTTTGCCCCTTTGCCTGTTTTTCAAGCCACAGCTGTAACTCGTTAATAAGTCCGCTGTTGGCAAGTCGGTCATAGTCATTAACCGACTGATAAACAGCGTACAAGATGAATGTGTGCTGTCGCTCCTGATTGCCGAGAACATCGGATTTAATCAGTGTGTCGCCTGTCGGAGATAAGCCGTAGCTGTCGGTGTCGGGAGTTGTGTAGTCAATGTGCAGGACATCGTTCAGCTTTGGAAAGCTCATCACAATGCTCCGCATAAGTTCAATAATATTCATTCTGCCGTACCTCCTGCCACTTTAGCAGCACCCTGTAAAATCTCTTTTTTACGGTCGGCTTTCATTCGTTCAAACCACATCTTGCCGGCAAGAGGGTGCTTTGCCCGAGAATAAACAAGCATTTTACCTGTGGGGTGTTTCTTCTGTCCTTTAGGGCTGAAATAGCCCACAATAACACCGTTTTCCTTAATCGGGATATTAGGACCGTAAACCTTGCCGTAGTAGAGATACCTCGCATACGGTGTGTTCTGATGAATTTCGCCCGAGCCTATAACCGTTGAGAGGGTTGCCGACTTTTCAAGCACACCGTTTCTGAACGGTGTATAGGGTTTCATCAATCGTAAAACCGTGCTGTCAACATACTTTTGCACCTTTAACACATCGGCATTTTTGCGGACTGCAAACTTTTTATCCCAGAGGAAACCTGCCGTACCGTTTTTCGACTTGATGACAAAATCGGGCGGTTGAACAATCTTCATGCAATCACCTCGCTGAAATTTTGATGTGCTGTAAATCGGTTACGCCGTAGAGCTTTTCATCAATCGACATAACCGCATAGCACCTGTGTTTTTGCTTTAGCGTTTTAAGGCTCTGTGACACGCTCTGAGGGTTTGAATTATCAAAGGCAAAATTACTCTCGTCCTTAATAATAATGTCCTGTGCGCTGCTCTGAGGGGTACAGAGCTGACCTGCAAAAAGGTTTTCGCTCGGCTTTAAAAAGCCGGGAAAAAGACCTGCGGATTCAATCGGAATATACACCGTCACGCTGTCAGCGTTCTGCATTCCGCTTTTAAGCACATTGCGAGCCTTGTTCTCCTGCCAATGACATTCGGGAATGAAATATCGGTCATAGCCTGAGCCGTTGAATCTGTAGATTGTGCAGGAGCTTTCAGGGGTAATAATCATCTGCGACCACCTCTGTACAGCAAATCGGTGTCGGCAAGATACTTGTAAATTGTGTGTCTGACAGCCTTTTTATGGGCGGTTTTACGCTCTTCTTCGGACACATAGCTTACGGATTCATCACCGACGCTTGCAGATGAAATTCCTGAATTTGCGGACTGCTTTTCATCGTTATATACAAGCTCTGCAAGCTCACAACAGCAGAGTTTTACGCTTTCGGGAATATTGTTCCCGTCAACATTTTTGCCTGTGTATGCCTTAATGAGCAAGGTTGCAGAGCGTGCATAATAATCAAAGGCGGAAACAATGACCGCCTTTCTGCCACAGAGATATTCAGAGATGTAATAGCCTTCATCGGCATAAGCGGTCATAGTAACACTCCTTATTTCTTAATTCTTGCAAGAACAACCTTTGACTGGTCGGAAAGAGCAACAACATAATGCTTGTCGGCTGAAACATCTGTCTTTCTTGAAAGAGATACTCTGTCAGCCTCCACATTTGTGTCACGCTTTAAATATACGGTAATTGCCGCTGTATCGTCCTCTGTTTCCTCATCATTTGTGAGTTTAACAATCGGATTTGAATAGCACGGGACAGATACCTTTGTTACCTTGTCGCCAATCTTTACAAGAGGCATTGTTTTCTTGACCTCTTCAAGATTTGAAGCTGTTACGGCTGTACCACTTTCGTCAGCTTTGTACCACTCGTTCAAGAGCGGAACTTTTCTTGTAGGCACAATTCTTGTGTTTGCAATCTTGCCGATTTCGCCTGACATCATAACCTGATTAGGGTACTTATCGGCAGAAATAAAGTCGCTGTCTTTGCGAAGCTGTGTAACCTGCTTTGGGTTTACAAACATAACCTTGTCTGTGTTTGCCTCTTCATCGAAAAGGTCAATAGCTTCAACAACTGAATTGTACTTGATAATTGAGCCTGAACCGTCATATGCAAGCTGTGCGGTCTGAAGTGCGTCCATTGCGTCATTGTCAACCTTTGAAGCAATTGCCTTAGCAAGCTGATTGTTAGCTTCGCCGACAGGGTTGCCGTAACCGCTTAATACTGCTTCATCCGTAAGCTCAACGGCTTTCATTGCCTTTTTTACAGTTGCCTTTGTGGTACTTGCTGTGAGCTTTACAGTTTCAGCCGCAACACCCTCGGCAACATCTACGGCGTCACCAATGTAAGCATACTGCGGAACCGTGATAGTATCGCCCGGCACACCTGTAAGGGTTGTATCAACCTTTGCAAACGGAGCAATAACAATCTTATTCGGGATTTTCGCTGAAATCATATCAGCCATAACCTCGGGGTCGATAATGTCAGAAATTTTTGTTACCTGATTTGGCATAATTTAATCATCCTTTCAACTGTTCATATTTCTGTGGGTCACTCTTTTTTAGATTTAAACGCTCGCTGTAACCCATTTTTGCGAACACTTCCTTTGTAATTCCTGTCGGGATAGGATTTCCCGTGTCCTTCACAGGATTCTGAAAAGGCTCATCAGAACCGAACATATAGCCGTTTTCGGACTTAACCTGTTCGAGAGCCTTTTTGATGTCATCTGCCTGATTTTTAGATGTTTTCAGGTTTTCAAGGTCAAGCAGAGCCTTGACAGCCTTTGAGTTTCTTGCACCGCTTTCCGAAATTGCACCGTCAAGCACTGAGTTAAATTCCATATCCGCAATCCTCGTCTGATACTCATTCTCTTTGGTTGCAAGGTCGCCGTTGAGCTTTTCGATTTCGCCCTTGAGCTCGTCCACATTGACACCCTCAAACTTTTTGAGTGCAGTCTGTGCAGTTTCAAGCTGCGACTTGTAGTTGTCCCTTGATGTGCGGAGCTTTTCAACCTCTGACACGGTTTTGTAATTATCCGCAAAGGCTTTTTCAAAGTCAGCCTTTTTATCTTCGGGAACTGTAAAGCCGATTTCGGAGAGAAGTGTGTGTATATTCTTCATAGTAAATCCTTTCTGCATAGCTTGTATTCCGCTTTGCCTGCGGTAGAAATTCAGCCGTTATAACCTACGGCATGGTAAAATAAAAGCACCTATGCAATCAAATGCAAGGGCGCTTAATCTGTTTTTTCTGTTTTAACTGCTTTGGCTCTCGGCTTTTTGGGAGCGTCAGGCTTGACCTCTTCTGCAAAACCGCCGTCAATAAGTTCCTTTGCTCTCTGCTCGGAGCATTCAAAAACTTCATTCACAGATCGGGTTACATAGCTGTTCTGTTTATCATTAAATGCTGTTGTTACTCTGATTTTCATTCTGTCACCACCTTTCTAAACCGGTCGAAATCGACGGGTTTAACTGTTAATCTTTACTCTTAAATGTAATCGGCAAAATCTGTTTAGGCAGGAAGTTAATTTCATAACGGTATTTGTCCACTTCTGCACCGCTTATGTCCTCTACAACATACATAGTTTCATCATTAAGACCTATGATATGCTTTTTGTATTCACCCTTGCCCGTTTCGCAGACAACCTCAATTTGGTTATCGTCATTATCGACCTGTAATGAAAAAGCGGCAACAAGTTCAAATGACGGCTTATCGGTTCTTGTGTTAATAACCGTAAGCCTGCGTATCACATTGAAATTGTCTGCTTCCTGCGAAACATTGTACGATACCTGCGTTGCCTCGGTACAGCCCACAGTAACCAGTACGATTGTTGCAATCATAACTACCATAAGTACAATTGCTAAAATTCTTTTTCTCATAGTATCAAACCTTTCTTTGATTAATAATAAAAAAGCACTCTGATTTCTCAAAGTGCTGATTTGATGTATTAAGTTTTGTCTTGGCAAGTTACAGGCAAGTTAAACAACAAAACCGCCCTTTTTACGGAGCGGTTAGTTTTTGTTTCTTTGTTTTTCAAGTTCTTTGATTATTTCGTCAAGACGTTTTGAAGCTTCTTCGTTAGAACCATCTAAAACAGATTTGTTTATTTCTTCCATTCAAATAAACCTCCTTCTTGATGTTTACTTAAAAATTTATCAATAACCTTTCTGTATTCACTGTCAGAACCTGTTTTTATCCTCTTTTTTTCCATTCGTTGTAACTCTGTTAAAAGTGATAGCCTGTCGTATCCTTTCAACTTTGTTAATACTTCAATGTTGCCATCGTTTTTCACAATAGTAAATGTTTTTATACTATCATTCTTAATAAATTCGATAATATCATTTAAAGAATAACTGCTGTTTCTCGGGTGATTGTGCATAACAAATAAATCTTTGCCTTGAAGTGCTGATCCAAAATCTATTTTTTCATCAGTTCCTTTAATAGGCTCTGTAATCATTTTGGACACATCATTTTTCAACACGAAGGCAACTTCTTTATTGTCATTTTGTTCTTTTGAAAATTTCAAAAGCTCCTTGTGTTGTTTTTGAATTTCCAAACACTGCTCTTCTGTATAACCTTCAATATCAACTTTAGGAATACAACTGATAGCTTTATCGGTTATCGGAGTAATAGGCTTTTTACTTTTCTCTTTTATTATACCACTTTTACCCGATTTTGCAACATTTTCAGATGAATTGCTTTCTGCTTTATTAACCTTTTCTTCAAGCCTATCCGCCCTGTCGTGCCACTCATCGGCTCGGGTTTGGGCAATGCGTTTATTGTCCTCGTCAAGACTGTATTCGGCACGGTGGTCAAAGCGTTCTGCCTTTTTCGGGAGTTTTGAGCCTAAAGCATTTTTGCCGTCAACGGTTATTCTTTCCCATTGTTCGGGAAGTCCCATAGCTTTTGAAAACTTTACATATTCGTCCTGCCTTTGAAAATATCTGACCTTTGCGCCTGTGATTGTATCGTCATCGGCACCGCCCTGTGTGAGCAGTTCAATCTTCTGTCGATCGGCACGCATTGCAGTTTCAAGCTGTCTTTGCCTCTGCTGTGCCTCATATGCCGTGTACTCTTTGCCGTTATACTCTTTCGGGGTGTTCTCCTCCTCGTTCATACGGTCAAGTTCTTCTTCGCTGTATGTCGGGGTATCAATGCCCTTGATGAACGGCGAATAACCGTGGTAGCAGTTCGCACCGCAAAGACCTGTTACTGTACCAAGACCGCAGACGGTTTCAAGCTCCTTTTTGCTGTACACTCTGCCCTGCCACACCTGATGTGTCGGTCTTGCCCCACGGTGATAGCTGACCTCGAAATATTCCGTGCCGAGCTGTTCGGCGTTGTCCTCGTTGACCTTTGCGACAACCTGATTAAAGCCTGTCATCAACGCCCTGCGTGCCGCCACATCAACACGATTGCTCCAACCGCTTGCATAATCAACGGTACGCAATCCACTGTCGGTCATAGCTTTAACCGCTTTTTTAAGGACTGTGTTATAATCAACCGCACCGCTTGCAATCTGCATAAGTCCGTTGTCAAGTGTATCTTGATAAAACTTTGCAAGAGGAGTAAACGAAACCGTGTTGTCGGGATTTCTGACGGCAAATCCGAGTGAGCCCGTGATATTTTTAAATTCGCTTTTGGTCTGATTTTTGACCGCCTTTACAAGTTGTTGCAACTGTTTATTTTCTGCATAAGGAATATACTCTTTGCCCTTGCTTGTATAAAGCTTCTCATTTCTTGCATATCCCGATTTCACGACTTCGTCATAGATTCTGTCGATTTCATCGTCAGACACATCGAGCGTGCTTTGAATAAGGCTGTCTATTTCGTCCTTGCTCACGCCCAATTCATAAAGCCTGTTAATCTGCCAATCGGCGGCAGAGGTTATCTCCTCACCGTTAGCTTTCAAACGCTCCGTAAGGTCGGACATAATATTTAACTGTAAACTGCGGTACAACTGTTCCATAGCCGAGGGCAAAGCCTCAATTTCAGTCGGAGTGAACATTATTCGATAACCTCAGAGGACTGCGGAAGATTCTTTTTCGCTGTCTTTTCGTCCTCTCCATACCACTTCATACGGTACTCATCAGGTCGCATAATACCAAGGTTCAAGTCCTGAATATCCTGCTTGCGTTCGGTTTCTTCATCGGTCAGAATACTATCCTTGAAATCGCATACAAACGAATAACCGCTTGTTGTCAGCGAATTGTAAAAGGCAAGAGCATACACCAAGTCATCAAGGCAATAGCGAAGTTGCTTCTGAATTGCCGACACTGTGTTATATTTTCGGGTTTTAGCTGACAAAACTTCCGTAGCAGTCTTTGCGACTGTTTCGGGGTTTGAAAGGTCACCGTATGCAAGACCGACCGCAAATTCAATCATACGCAGATATGTATTCAAGCCGTCCGTAATATCGGACTGTCTGAATGCAGGCGAAAAGTCCTTGAACAGTTCTTCGTCGCCTAAATCAACATCAACGGCACGGTACAAACGCCTGTTAAGTCTGTCGGCTTTGCCGTCCTTTAATGCGGCAGAATCAACATGAATCGCACGCTCACCGCTTTCAAATTCCCAGTCAAGCCGTCCGAACTGCATATCGGCTTTCTGAATGATTTCAAGTCCGCTATCAAAAATCGACATACCGCATGATGAGCCGTCAACCGTGTTTTTAATCGGCACTCTGAAATATCCAAATGCAGGTCTTTTCATATCGGGATATGTGACCGCAGGCGGTAAGTCTGCCCACTCGTCAATGACAGCGAGAGGAATTTCAGTACCGAGAACCTCGGGTGATGACGAACGGTAAGCCGTGTTTGTAACAGTCAAGCCCTTGTCCTTATCAAGGCTGTGATATTCAAGCCTTGTGTAGTAGTTGTCACCGATTTTCTTAAATTCGGGGAAGATGACCTTTACAAGCCTGTGCTTTGCGTCAAACTCAATCGGCACAAAAGCATTTGCAGAAATGTACTGCACCCTGTCACCGCCCAAAGGCTTGATGACCATAGCACCTGTTGCAAGACCTGATTGTAACTCCGAATTAAGCTCCTCGGTTGCAGTTTCAAACAATTTTGACAGGGTTTCATTTGAGATGTTCACCGTCATTTCGTTAAGCGTAATGTTAGCAAACTCCCTTGTGATTGACTGCTCAAGCCTCAAACTGATGACATTTTCATCAAGCCACGGAGCTTTGCCAACATAGCAGTTTTGCCATATGCCGATAGCCTTTTGCATTTCTGCTGTAATCGCAAGCCGTAAATTAAGCGCCTGCCGAATATTTTCAAGCGGAAACATTCGCCTCCACACTCCTTTCAAAAAATCTATAAGTCCCATTATTCACCTCTGCGTTTCCATACTCTGTTCATTGCATATCTGACAGCGTCAATATGGTGGTTGTCCTTATCGGGATAACCGCTTATAACATTGCCGTCCTTGTCACGCTCGTATTCATAGTCGAGAAACTCCTGTGCAGTATGCGGACAGCGTGTGTTATCAATCACAATCTCCCGCAAAGACTGCAACCACTTCATCGAGTAAACAACCGAACCGGGTCCTTTTTCTGCCGAACGAGCCATTAAACCGTCAGCCCTGTAATCGCCGACTGACTTCTGTTCTGCACTGTCGCAGGTAATCAAATCATTGCTTGTAACTCCGTGCTTAGTTCTGAGCAATTCGGCTGTTTCTTTGTTGCTTCTCTTGTTGCAATGTTCCTCGTCAAAAATAATGAGCTTGTGTTGACTTGGAATATAAGTCATACAATCATAGGCAAACGGATCAGGATACCAGCCCCAGTCAACTCCTCTGTAAAATCTGTCAAAGGTCTGAATTTCGTCATCTGTGACCTCACGAATAACAACATTATCAAATACATTGCCGCCTGTGCCGTTAGCAATGCCCATATACTCATTTTCATAGGCGGTAGGGTTTGTTTCTTTCAGGAACTCTGCGTCATCTATAAACGGCTTTCCGAGCCATTTTGACGGTACTGTAAGGTATGTACTCTCAATAACAAGCCTGTCTTGACGGGGAATTTTAACATATTTGTTTGCCCAGTTCTGTGCAGATTTCGGAGGGTTGAACGATTTAAATTTAAAAGCCGTGTCACCGCCACGGATCACCGACTGTTCAATCTTTCTGACAGCTTCCTCACCCGTGAACTGGTCAAGTTCTTCAAACCACACAACGCCGATATAGCCGAACGGTACTTTGATTGATTTAATCTTGCCCGGATCATCTGCTCCACGGAAGTATATTTTCTGTCCTGTGCTTACCCTTGTGATTTCGAGAGGTGACACGGTGCAGTTAAACTCGCTTTCAAGACCGAGAGCAGAGATTGACCACAAAATCTGCTGATACACCGAACTGCGCAGAGTGTCGGCTACCTGACGAAAAATACAGGCGTGCATATCCTCGTTCTTCATAAGCAAATCAATAACATTCAGACTGACGAAAGACGATTTTGTTGAACCTCTTCCGCCGCGAAAAACATATTCCGAATGTTCTTTATCCTCAATATCAAAAAGCACCGACGAAAACGACGGTGCAACCATATTAGCCGGTATTCCTTTGTACTCCGAACCGTCACTCTTTGGCGGTTCAGCCTTTTTGCGTTCAATGTCGAGATAGGCATTGTCGAGCTTGATTTTATGATTTTCAAAAACATTGTCACGGATAATATTTCTTAATTCTTTAATGGAATTAACATCGCCTGTTTTAGCCTTTTTGAGAAGTGCCGCATTTACAACGAGCAAATTATTGACCAAATCTTCGTCAATCTCATCAACATTAATTCCCATATCAATAAGCATTTCCCAGTCGGCAGGAGTGTTGGCAGGCAACGAAAGTAACATATCCATAACCTGTTTCATACTCTTTTTACGGCGGCGTGACTTGCCCGAAGCCTTACCGCCCTTTGCTCCGTTTTTCACGGCTTCATCACGGCTTTGGTCAGATGTAAACGGTATTAAATTTTTCTCATTGGGCAATCACCTCACCTCTTTTATCTGATTTTCCCTCACAACGCAAAACCGCCCTCGGGGTGAGAGCGGTCTGTGCAATTTTTATCTTAGGAGAGTTTCGCATATGTCCTGTTTGTCAAACTTTCATAATACCATTATACGCAGGGTAAGGGTGACATTCAATGACATTTCAAAATAATTTTACGAGAAATCGAACTTTTTTCGGAACGCCTGTAACGCTTCACCGTGCAATCTCAGGGTATGCCTTACGCTCATTTCCATACTCTCGGCAATATCCTCCCACCTCTGACAATTTATGTAATACTCGGTCAAAATTGCAATGTAACGGTAATCGTCAAGTGCGTTGATTTTACTGCGGATTTCAGTTTTCAACCGCACAAGATTGTCAATTTCCCGATTGATTTCAGTCTGCAGGTCTGCAATCCTGTCAACAATACGCATAGGGTCATTCACTCCCGATGTCTTAACAGGCTCGTTCTGCTTAACCGATACCTGTGCAATATTCAGCCTAAGTTTCGACAGCTCGTGTTCTTTCGTTCTGATCAGCTTATCCGAAACCCTGACCGAATATAAATAATCTTTAACCGTCAATCGTTGTCCGCCTCACTTTCAGTACCATTTTTCATAAAAAGTAACCAATGTGTTTTATTCAATTTTCCACTTTTATGTCCCAAAAGTGGAGGTATTGGTGATAATTTAATTATCTCGTTAGTTTTAACATCCGTTTCATTCCATTTAAAAACCAAAATTCCATATGGTTTCAAAATTCTGAAACATTCCCTAAACCCTTTAGATAAATCATCTTTATATGTATGTGGGTTAAGTTTACCGTACTTTTTTGCCAACCAAGATTTATCCCCTACTTTGATAAGATGCGGTGGGTCAAATACTACTAAATTAAACGTATCATCTTTAAAAGGGATATTCCTGAAATCGGCCACAACATCAGGTTTGACTTCAAACGCTCTACCGTCACAAAGAGTATCAGTAAATTTACGGTCATCCATGAAGACTACATCTGGGTTATGTTTATCAAAGTAAAACATACGGCCTCCACAACAAACATCTATGCAATGATGTACTTTCATTCTTCTACCTCACTTTCAAGCCAATGTTTCATGCAGTCAATTGACATCTGTTTGATTTTTTCAAAGTTTGTCATCGTTCACCTCTGCATATTATATACCAAGCTGATTACATGCACGATAAAATCCTTCTGCCCATAAATAAACACGAGGATGTATTCGTTTGCCACAATCATAAAGCCACTCACAGTAATCAGTATCAAGTTCAGAACAAAAATCTACAATCAGTTCTGACGGTATAAACTTGTCACCGTAAATGCAGTTTGAAACCTCATCTTCGAGGTCTTCCCAGACATCATCTTCCGATTCCATATAACGGGAACTATGGTCGCTATAAGAAGATATTATGTCATCGGAATCAAAATCCTCAAGATTGTATTTAATACTCTCTACAACATTTTTTTCATCATAATAAAACAAATCTGATGCTGTTTGAATCTTGCTTATGTAATACCCAATATCATTTTTTACATAATTTTTAAGATCTGACGGCTTAATCTTATGATACCAAGTAGCAATGCTATCACCCAAATCACCGCTAACTATTAAGTTACCTCTTTTCTTGTCTACTATGTAATTCACATAATAATCTCCGCTTCCATCAGCCCTTCGCCAATCAATAATTAGGTAACGGTCTGTGTCCTGAATAAGCGTTGCTTTGTGTGTGTTAAATTTCTCGCAGAATTTAGCGATTCTTTCTTTTGTCATCACTCTTCACCGTCCTCCTTCAAAATTAACAACTTTTCCATTGTCTGTGTAATCTCTGCGGTCAAATTCAAGTTTCAGCTTATCGATGACAACACGGTCGATGTGTTCCCAAAAGACTTCGTCCGTGTCCGAGTGTTCGACAATCTCGGTCATTGATTTAAGCGCCTTTGCACATCTGTCACGACCAAAGCCGAAATCCTCA